TGATGTTAGATACGGTTGCTTCAGCACCACTGGTCTCGCCCAGAAGTGTCATTCCAACGGTAACAAAACCACTATACTTACCAGATACTTCATCAGCAAGTGCTTCTGAATCATGGTTAAGGACAGTTGAGGATTGTGAATACTCAGTTGGAAGAGTTACGCTAGTATTGTATGGGTTGAGGCTATATGTGGTTGTTGGATTGTTATATGTGCCTGTCTTGTGATTAGGTTGAATTACTCTTGCACTAAACAGTCTGGTGCCACCAATGAAACCTTGGACAGTTTCACCGATTTCAAATACACCAGAACTCATCTCAATTTCGATGAGTTTTGGAGTAATATCGATACCACTGGTGCCATCCATGAATGGATAGTATCTTGTCAGAGGCTTGAGACCACCTGCTGCAAATGCAACATTTCTGGACCTGATGTATTCGTCAGGTCTGCTAGAAATCTTGACAGTTTCAATATAAGACCCGTTGAAGTCACCAGTGATTGTTCTCTCACCACCGTCAACATAGATATTTCTTACCCAGTTGTCAGAGCTTGGTGTTAATTCTACAACACCAGTGAAGAGAATCATGTTGAATGGGTTGATATTCTCAACTCTAGATGCTAGAGGTTGCTCAATCCATCCTTTCTCTTCATACTTCAGAGTAATCAAATCACCAGTCTTCTGGACATTCGTATCCAAGAGAGTAAGGTCATCTGAGAAATCTGCAGTATCAGCATTGAGTGCTGGGTCAATAGCGATTTCTGGTTTTACTGAGTAGAAGTCGATAGGAGTCAGCAACTCTCTAGCAACAACATCAACATTTACTGTGCTCAGTTTAGCGTCAAGTCTGGATACATCCTTGAAGTCATCAACAAAGAAACCAGACTTAAATCTATCGAAACCATCAGCATCTCTGACTTGGAATGTTTTGGTATCCAACTCAAGCAGAGAGAGTGATGTTAAAGTTTCTAAAGTTGAAACTCTGTCATCAATCTTACCGATGTCTCTCATCGTGTATCTTCTATTATCGACGAGTTTGATAACTGCATCGTCGGTATTATAAAGATAAGCAGGATATTCAATAGTTGCAATATCCATTGCTTCTTCAACATTGGTAGGTGCCTTAGGATTGAGAGCAGAAACGCCCTTAATGACACTAAAGTTACCTAACTTATCCAATACAACTCTATCGATTCTTGGCAGATAGAAGTCATAACCAATCAGTGAGCTCTCCGATGGAGAAACTACCAGTGTTGGGTTGGTGCCAGTAGTTGCAAAGTTTCTGCTAGCAAAACCAAATGGAGATGAAGTCGTTGAAGTGAATGGAGCAACTCTTGGTCTAAAATCAAGGATATCAGATGCTCTTACACCACTAGGCAATGCTGGGATATCGCTTGTGTATCTTTCATCATCATATGAATCTACAGTATAGACATCACCAGCATCATTAGAAGGTACTGTGAAGTTGTTGTAGATTACCAGAAGTCTGTGTGATGGAATATAACCATCAGTCTTTCTTACAATTCTAGAATAATCGTAGTAGTGCTCTCTTTGACCCTTATCAAGAGTATACTTATTAGTAATATTCTGATAGTTGCCAAGATTGATTGTTTGAATTGTTGATGAGATGTCAGATTCTTCAAAATCAACAATTTCTCCAACAACAAACTGCTTGGAGTTGAGATATACAAACTCAACATTGGTTGCCGAAGCTCTTGTAACTACTTGAGCAATGGCACCACTGGTTCTACCAGTGATTTTCTCACCAAGAATAGAATTTGTATTGAGTGCTAGTCCTGATGGGAAGTCTAAAGAATCAAGAGAAGGTGAAGATGAATTCAGAGATTCATATACTGCAACAACATTTGCTACATCGGGGACATTCAGAGAGATTTCTTTATCTTCAACTCTGGTGCCATAGAAGAAGCTGGTTGTAAGACCTGAAGTGCTGGTAGATACACCCGAAGATGTATTGGTGATATTAATCTTTGCACTTCTATTAAATTCTTTGGTCTTATTCTTGATTTTAATTTTCTTGACTGTTGTATTGACTACAACATTAGATTGTGATGCTGTCAGACCAGTAAAGGTAATCTGAGATCCACCAGAATCTAAACTAAACTGGTCGGATGTCAAATCTTCAATGGCACCATTACTATAGACGATGCTGTATCTTTCAGCGTCAAAAGATTCAAACAGTGCACTGGTAATTCCAACAGAGCTGATTGGGACTACAAGTTGTCCGTCACTATCTGTTGTTTCTCCAGTGATTTGCTTTGTTACAATTAGGTTTGAATCTGCAAGACTTACTGCAGAAACATCCTCTGAAGGAATGTTTGCATAAAGACCACCCTTATCACCAACTAAAGGTTGTCCAAGAGCAAATGTAACACTTTCAGTTGCTGCAGGAAGTGCTCCACTACAAATACCATCAACATTAGGTATCGATACTAGAGTCATCGATGACCCATCAGCAGCGACAGATTCAACTCTATTATAAGTTTCTGTGCTCAGACCAGAAATTTGATATCTGACAATAGTATCAGTTTTGATACCAGTGAAAGAATTTCCTGGAGAAGTTACATTACCACCACTTGTAATAGTTACAGTATCAGTGATGCTGAATGACTTGGGCAGAGAACTCTGCAATACGGTATCAGCAGCAAAGTCTACAGATAGTCCTGAGAAAGTACTTGAGTCTTGATAAACGGACTTGACATCCTGAATGCCATAAACTTTGATTGACTGAATAGACCTTGAAAGGTCTTCTCTTTCATTGATGAGAATTTGCTCACCAACAATGAATGACCCAGAAGTTTGAGTCAGGGTTACTTCTGTAGTGCCACCATAAGTCGTAACATATCCACTTGCACCGCTGCTTACACCTCTGACATATGATGTATTGGGGACATCGCCAGTTGCAATCGAATTATTGATTGTCAGTCTGGTGTATGTCTGGACATCAAACAGATACAAATCCCACTCAGTAGTGTCGCCAGTATGAGGGGCATCAGATACACTGAATGAGTATACTCTAGCTTCACCTACTTGAACTCCTGCCCCAGAGGTTGGTGTGCCAGATGCCTTTCTTTGACTACGCAACTCAACAGTGTTGTTTGCGTTATTAACACCAATGAAAGGAGTCGAAAATACATTATTGACTCTCATCAAGGTCCCAAACTCAAATGGGACAAGAGAATTTCTTACACTTTGAGTATCTCTTGGTTTCTCTACATCAAGGATAGTTGTACCAACAGACTCAATATCATATCCTCTTACATATGCCTTACCAGGAGATACTTTGATTGAAAGTAAATCGTCTGAAGGAGTATTGTTTTGCTCTGTAGTTTGGTCGCTGTTGAATACACCTTCATTTGAGATGCCATCATTCAGAGATTCTTTGACCTCTACACCAAACTTACCTACAGCATAGTCCCCAGACTCTTCGTAAGTTCTCTTAGCAAAGTAGTCTCTGATTAAATTATAATTTGACTTATCCTGTAACTTCTTGATTTCACCTTCATCAATTCTAATCAACTCAACGAAACTCTTATCAGTAAAGTCAGTCAGACTCTTCTTGGATAAGGTTGCTGAGATTTTCAGTCTATCAGCACCTGGTGCTGCATAGTTAGAATATCCTTTTGCATTATCATACAGTGAAGCATCATCCTTTGCAGTTACAAACTCTTCTAAGATTGTAAGACCAACTCTGTATGATGAGTTTCCAGTGTATGCATCAAGGACCAGTTTGTCCTTATTAACAGTTACAAAGGTGCCTCTAATAAAATATACACCTTCTCCAATAGAAACTGCTGTGCCTCTAGCACACGCATCTTCTTCTACCAGAGTAACTACGCTTTCACCTTCACTAATGGTTGTGTTTCCATAAGTGAAAGCATCTTGTGTTAAAAGAATTTCACCATCAGTGAAATACTCAACAGAATTATCTGTGCCAGAGCTTGTATATTTTACAAACAGTGTCAGAGCAGTAATTCCCTTTGCTTCTGACGTTAATTCGTAACTATCAACTACTGCAACAATCCCAGAAGTTTGTCCCTTCAGTCTCTTTCCAATCAGACTGTCGGCATAAACTGAAACATCAATGCCAAGATGCTCATCATTAATCTTTACTGAGTAATATTCGGAATCATAGTTTATGTTTCCTGGGATCACCATCGACCCCTCTTTAAACATATGACTACCGAAAGACTCTAATTGGTCTTGCAGTATTGACTGTAAAGTCGTTAACTCCCTAGCCTGGATAGGGAATCCTGGTTTGAATAAAACCCTATAGAAATTATCTCCCTTGTCAAAGTCGTCATAATAGGGGTTTATATTGAGATTCGTTTTTTGTGGCATTTTTTAGAATTCCAGGATAATTTTAACGTCTTCTTTTTGTCTAGAATTTCTTGAAATCACTGGGCGGTTATCAAGATAAATTACATCTCCTGACCCTTTATTTATCTCTGGTGAGGCAATCCCGTTTGTAAATTGCATACCAAGTGAAATAAGTTTGTTGCCAGTAGGATTGGTGCTAATACCAGTAAATCCAGTATCGATAGACCCAGAGAAACCACCAGTTCCAGTAACAGCATTTGCCGATGATTCAAAGTCTAAGACTTTGGACAAAGTTGATACACCGACATAATCTACATGGTCAAAGTTAGTCTGATTCAGATACAGTGACCTATCCTTGAAAAACTTAAGGACATTCGTTTCTGTATCATATGCTGATACAAAACCTTTCGCCTTGGCAGTCTCATCAGCAATAGACTGACTGATTCTTTCACCAATAGAAACAGACCCAGTTACCGAAGAGAATTTGATAGCACTCAACGATGAGAATTCATTATCAGTATAGACTGATGTAGACCCAATAGAAGTTGG